AGCACAGCATGAGTTTCTATGTTGTGGCTGATGTCCCTGTTACGGGGTACACGGTTGCAGAGGCGAAGCAGGTCATTGATGGGTTTATTGCCCAGCTCAATGCCTCTTCGGGTGCACTCATCACTAAGGTCCTTGGTGGGGAGAACTGACCGCTGTCCAATACACTTTCCCTATTATTCTCAGTCTGATGATACGTGGTACATCATAGATGTATACACTGGTCATGTTTCTGAGTTAGGGTTGTGTGATTGTTCGGCAGTCACCCCAGCCAAGAGTCCAAAGATGAAGTGGACTGGCATAACCCCCTTTATACTATGTTTTGTGATAGGGTTTGTTTATATAGCCCTATTACACGACATGGTTTCGGGGGTTCGGATGGTGTAACATTAGACGGGACTCTCCTACCTTGATGAAAGGAAGAGATGAAAAGCCTAATGTTACTCTGGTGTAAGCTCCTCGATGAACTGGGGAGCTGGTGCGACACTGACACCACTGGCGACAGAAAAACTGCCGTCAGTCGATTCGAACATGAAGGGTCATCATTTTTCACGATGACCTTACCTGACTTTGCTAAGGGGTTCCAAAAAGCCCTAGATCAAAGTAAGGTAGAGCACGACTTGTTTACCGGTTTCCGGTTCTCAAGCGGTCTCCCCCAATTTCTTGGAGGTTTCCTTGCTCGTGTGTTCGATCGTAAAAGTGGTGTGTTACTCGATACACCTTGTATAGACTCCATTTTTGCGATTAGGCAGTTAACACTGCTCTTTAGCAAAATTGAACTTCCTTGCAGTGATGCAAGGGAGCTAAAGGCTATGCGTGGGTATATTGAGTGTGAGAAGGAACTTAAAGATGCAGAACGCGAATGGAACAGCGCTGATTACGCTGATTTTTCTCGTGTCTCGCATCTCCTTCTTCGAGGCCTATTCTCCGATATCGATCATGATATCAAGCAAGAGAATATCGTCCCGAAGCACGGTCCAGGTAAGACTGCTGACCGCATTAGTAATAATGCGCGTTTCAGAATTCAAACCTGGCCTGAGCGTCTCGAGAGGGTTTTCGGGAGTATGGACTTCATTGTCCCTAATCCCAATTACTATTCCCTTCTCGAGAACGTTAAGTTCCTCGAACCTGGTGCGGAGATCCCCGTTAGGGTAGTATCCGTACCTAAAACGTTGAAAACTCCTCGAATCATCGCTATAGAACCCTCGCACATGATGTATGTGCAACAGGCCATATACGAATGCTTCGTTAAGAACTGGCGCAGAGATAACCTCCTGCGTAAGTTCCTCGGCTTTGATGATCAGGTCCCCAATCAGGTCCTGGCCATGAAGGGCTCCCGCGAGAGCGGTAACCTGGCTACGCTCGATCTGAGCGAAGCCTCCGATAGAGTTTCCAATCAGCTCGTACGCGAAATGCTTAAGCCATTCCCCTCCATGGAGGAGGGGGTGGACTCGTGCAGGTCGCGGAAGGCTGACGTACTTGGTCATGGCGTAATACGCCTTTCTAAGTTCGCGTCTATGGGTTCAGCTCTTTGCTTTCCCTTAGAAGCATGTGTGTTTCTAACATGCATCTTCCTCGGGATTGAGAAAGAGCTTAACACACCCCTTACCTATAAAATCGTTAAAAGATTTATAGGCAAGGTGCGCGTCTTTGGAGATGATATCATTATCCCCAAAGAATATGTGTCATCCGTTGTCG